TTAATATTAACATTTCTGCCTGCTTCCATATTAATATCACGTTCAGCAGTAATGTTTAAATCATTCTCAGTCATAATACTAACACTATCTTGTGCATGAATATCAATTTTACCATCGCTGGTCATTTCAATCCATGTAGATCCTCGAGCATTTCCAATGTAGATTAAATCCTCGCTGTTATGCATTAGTATTTGGTGTCCAGTTCTAGTTCTAAAACGCATTAACTCGTTTTGTGGAATAGTTCTATCGCCGCCAGATTCGTTAGCACCTTTGTTTTTATAGATAGGCGGTCCATCTTCTGCGTGGGTATCACGCACAAATCTGTCGTCGCCGTCGTCCATTACAAATGCACTACCGCCTAATCTATTAGATGGTGTTGTTATTTTATTTCCAGCCGTGCCGATCTCTACAGTCGGATGACCATCCCTGCGATCTTTAGGACCAGGAGTACTTATGCCAAATACCATACTAGGCATTTCTCGTCTTGCGCTCGATGTAGTTGTGCCCCGTGCTTCGTCGTTTAGCAATCCTTGAATTTCAAGAGATTCAGTAAAATCTTTATTATATGGTTTTTCAAATAAAGTCGGATCAACCCTTGATCCAGATTCATTTGCTTTGTTATATTCACCAACTGGTAATTTTCTTCCACGTAATGGCGGCGGTGTTATTCCTGTTGTGTTTTCTGTTGCAGCCTTTCCGTCGGGGACCATAAAATTCATGTAATCTGCAGGTATACATCCGATCCAGTAACCAAAATTTGCATTGCCTTCTGCAAACATAACAAGTACTTTAGTGCCTACATCCGGCGGTACCATCCACATACCATAGCTTTTTTGTGTATGCTCATAACCATCATTTGCACTAAGGGCAGCATTAGGAGTTACTCCATAAAACGGACTTAGATATCTAACGTTCATTAACTGTCCGCTACGTTCTGGTGTTCCTCCTGAACTTGTATATCTTAACAATTCAACAACAAGACCGCCCATGTATCGAGTATCTAAGTTATTAATTACAATTGCTTCGTACGGACCAGGGTCTTTAAATCCAACTGTTGCCGTACTAGGTGTTCTTGTGTAAGTTCCGTTTGACATATGTTAACCTGCGCCTCCGCTTAGTGCTGCTTGTCGTTGTCTTAATCTACTTGGACCGCCAGTGGTTGTTCCTACTGGGATGACTGTTTCATTTACATTAGATGGCACTACAGGAGTTGCGTCTGGTACAGTAGTTTGTGATTGTGCATTTCTACTTACACCGCTATTTGGAGTGTAAACTTTTTTACCACTATTAAAATCATACCTATCAAACCCAGGAGTTAGTGCTTCATATATATATACACTTGGCGGGCGCGAATTAGACGAAGGTGAATTTGCAGTTGCAGTATACGTAGGCGAAGACTGAGAAACAGTAGTTGGTGAAGTAGTAGGAAGAGTATCTTCAACAACTCCTCCAGTTCCGCCAAAAGCGTCTAAAGGATCACTAGCAGCAACAGACGCAGGCGCAGCAGATAATGCTCTTGCCCTTCTTAAAATAGCATCATCATATGGAACACTTGCAGGAGGTGTTGCTCCGCTAGCAGCAGCTCCTTCAGTAGTAGATGGAGTATTTGGTAAACATGGCGTAGTGCCAGTTTCTACCCTGGCTGCTGTTGTTTGTGCCACAGTTGCCTCAGCTTGCCTTTGTGCTACTTCGGCTGCACCATTACCTCTGCCACCCCTTGCTACGGGCGCTGCTGGGGGTGTTTTTCTTTGATTACTGCCACGAGGATCGTTTGCATCTGGGTTCGATACTGCGCCTGTGCCGCCGAACGCATCTAATCCCACTTCTGTAGTATCTGTAGTCGGAGTCACTTCTACTTGCTTTATTTCAGTGTAACTAAATCCGTCTTTGTCTACTCCTCTAGTTTTAACAGTTTTATATTGCTTTGGAGTAGCTGTATCAGAAAGTTCCTCGCTTGTTGTAACTACTCCTGCTGTGCCTGCGGTTTCTGTAGTTGTTGTTTTAACTGTTGTTCCTGTATTTTTACCAGTTGTCGTACCTGTAGTCGAGCCAGGTCTACTATAATCTAACGTAGGATCTGGAAGATAAACAGGGACACCTTTATATGTAGATACCTGTACAGAATTTCTAGGAGCAGGGCGTTTATAATTAGGATCACCTTCTTCTTTCCATCCTAGCATAGCTTCGTAAAGCGGCTCAATCAAGAATTCATAGGCACCGCCATCAGGATTAGCTGCAAAAACAACAGGATCCATTGGAAACCTTTCAATCATCCAATAATTAGGCTGGTTTGGATATAGTACCGACAAAACGTTGTCGACGTTATCAACAACTATAACCATTGTCTTTTTACGGCCGGCTAAAGAAAGTTGTTCGCCGTGTTTAAATAAACTGTCAATATTTTGAAATATTTGCCTTGGTCCAGAAACAGGCTTGCGCCAAGGCCCATCTGTTACTATATCAACAGCCGGTTCCTGATCTAATTTACCAGCAGTTTCTTCTGGCAGTCCTACATCTTCTTCTGACATTACAATGGTCCTAATAAATTATTAATACGAGACTTTGCTGCGCCTGTAGCAGCAGCAATTCTTTGATTCGCAGCATTATTTACTGCTAATTGTGCTTGACTTGCTGCTGCTCTGGCTTGATTTTCTAAGTTGCCTATCGCACCTTGTGCATCTCCTAATGCTCCGCTTACTTGTGCTCCTATTCCACCAAAAGCATCTAAACTAGGAATAACCTTTGTTAAGTCAGGCACTTTTGCAATGCCGAAGTTAATTCCTTGGACGCCGCCGTCACTGATGCCTTGAATTGCATTTGTTAGATTTTGTTCAGCTTCAACAAAAGGAGCAGCTAATTGTACTGCTTCGGCTGCACCAATTGTTGGATTTAACTGTCTAACATCATCATGCTGTGCTGCTGGAAAGCAGTTGTCTCCGCCAACTGCACTGACACCTCTAGTGCCATCAGATTGCGTGGTTCTCGGGCCAGTTGCTACTGAATTGTCAGTTTGTACAAAATTACTGTTACCTGTAGTTGCTTCATCGTCCTGTCCTCGGCGTCTAATCATTTTAAGAATTTGTGTAAACTTCCCACCTTGCCATTTATTAGTCACTGCCCAAATACTAAACAGCCCACTAAACATTGGAACCAACTGAGGGAATTCCATTGTTGCTCCAGTTACTTGGTAATCAAAAGGAGTTCTAAAATTTACTATACAAAATACCGGTCCTGTTTGATATGTCATAGTACCGTCTTGGGTTATAGACGGACTTTCAGCACGTGATGCTACGTAGTTTCCCGATTCCTGTGCAATGAAATACGGATCTCCCATAATTTCCATTTCAGCAGTTACCATATCTACTGTCATATTTGTAATTCTATCGTGAAACATTTCTGCAATTTGGCGTCTTACGTCGTTACTCATTGTTCCTACAGGGTCACTAGCTCCGTTAGCAAAACCTACTGCCGGAGAAGCCTCATCTACGGTTTTTGCATCAGAAGAGACTGGATTGATTGCTCCATCATCACTTGTAGTTTGCGTAGCAGCAACACTACCGTTATCAGTGTCTCGCAGACTACCTGCGTTCATTCCCAAGTCTGCATGTGCTGTCATTAAAAATGCATTATTAAATTTAATATCAAAATTTAAAACATCCTCATTTTTGCCAGTGTAAATATAATCATATTCTTTAACAGCAGCGTCTCTAAGTCCTGATGTATTTTGAGGTCTTGAATTACCTGCCATAGTAACTGCTTCATCAACTTCGTATTCCATAACACTGTAAACGTAAACTTTAGGCCTACGACCTAATTGTGATTCTGTTATTGGACTGTCGTCTATAAAAACCTGTGTGTCAATTTTAAACCATTTATTCAGACCATCGCGAGCGCCTTCAGTAGACCTTTCAGCAGCATACGTAGTTTGTAAAACTATGTTTTCAATTACACTGGTAATCTGTTGATTTTGATTAAACTGAAAATCTCTTGCTTTATCAGCAGGTTGTGCAGCTATAGACTGCGTGTCAACTAATCCTGTTTCTGGATTAGTTGCTGCGGCAACATCTGCTTCGCTAGAATTGCCGGGCGCATTAGTATCTTCATTAAGTGTACTTAATCCTATTGCATTCATTAATTTAGTATCTTCTGCAAATGTTTTAAGTATTGCATAAGTATCATTTGGTGGAGTTATAGTTATAACTGTAGGAGAATACGAAGCTCTTAGTGCAGGATTTGTTATAGCAGAAAATGCTGCGGTTCGTTGTTCTTCTTGTTGCTCTGGAGTAGTAGTAAACGCAGATTGGTCAATAGTTTTATCCTGTAATGCGGTTTGTAGAGTATCTCTGTCTTTTGGAAAAGCTACAATATATCTATCCCACGGTGCTAAAGCGCCAGCTTCTTCTAAAGCTACAATCTGACTATTAAGTCCGGAAGTTACTGATGCATCGTTAGTTTCAAGTACTTCGTGACAGCGTAATCCAGTAGCCCTAATAGCAGTTTTAAGTATATTAATATTATCCGCTAGTCCAGCTTCGCTCATCGGAACTGCTTTAACATTGTATGTTGCGCCTTGACCGGTAACATTCATATCCATGTTTATTATTTGTATTGGGAGAAACATTGGTCGCTTAACAAAGTTTGCGTCTGTAGTACCATCTAAATTCCAGCCTACAAAGTCAAACTTTAAACAAAATGGAGCAGAATTATACGTCGAAAACCCCGCTTGTTTTGCCGATCCTATAATCGCTTGAATAAAATTTCCCATACTATATGGCTCGGTTACAGTAAATGATAACGCAGTGCCTAAAGTAACTCTGGTGTTTGGATTAGGAGCTACAACAGTATCTAATTCAACATCGTCAATATAATATTCTGCGTGGGTTTGCGAGCCATCTTGATGATGGTTTCCTGCAACGTTGCCGACGTGTTCATCAAACACTTGATAGCGTTTATCAAGGTTGCCTCCACTGCTCTGTATTACATAATTCTTAAAACCTCCTGCGCTTCTGTATGATTCAGGATTATTATATTCAGCAGCATCGAGAACACCTAAAGAAATTTTATAATTAAAGCTGTTATGATCTCTTAATGGATTTGGTATTTTGCTTGCAGAAGATTTGTCGTTATACGAAGGTAAAAATCCGCCGCCTGCAAATTGATTAAAGCTACTTCTATCTGATAATTCTCGATACTCTGATTGTATTAATGAATCTAGTTCTCCTGTTAATCCAACCAAGTCTGCTTTGCCACGTTCTATTATTTTTAAAGGATCGCCTATTAACCCTTGTAATTCAGGTGCATCTGCAATTATTCCGTTAAGTTTATTTTGCACTTGGCCAAGTATTCCGCTGCCGCCTAGTAACCCTCCTATAGCAGCACCTTTAGTTCCATCGAAAATTCCGCCAACTGCGCCGCCTAATAATGCTGCGCCGACTTTACTACTACTCAACGATCCAATTCCTGGTATGTTTGAATTAATACTTGCGATTGCTGATGCACTAACTGTACTAATTGCTGTATTAACTGAGCTAGTAACTGCATTCGTTGCTGCTGCTCTTAAATTAATAGCTGCCATATTATATTCCTAATGTACTACGTAATGAATTTGGATCAGGTAAGAATATTTTTGTACCTGCGACAAAATCAAATACCGGGTCTTTTAAAATATCCATATTTCTCTGTGCAAACACCCACCATAAATCTTTTCTACCATATGTAATATGTGCCAACAAGTCAGGACGGTAAGTGTATGCAGAAGTTATTGTAAATAAAATATCTTCTTTATTAACAGGAACTGCACGGGGAATTAAGATATCTAAATATCCTTGATTGTTAATAGGTGTTTTTTCATATGGACTTAAATTATTGCTAGTAGTCATTATACAAATCCTTCTTTGCCGCCGACATGGTTGCCGCCAGCATAATCATTTAAACTAAATCCCGATACTGAACGTCTTGCATACTGTGGCTGTAGCGTAACTGTTATCGAACTTTGTGCAGGTACATAATTTATTTGGCCGCTGCCTTCAGGAACTGCACATTGTATATAATCAACATCTACTGGCAGATCTGTTGTAAAGTTTGTAATTACTACTGGCATATTATTTAATATATGTTTGCCGTAGCCATTTAATCTGCAAACTACAGGCGGATTGCCTAACGGATTGCTTTCTCCATAAAACATCTTTGTTGCAGTTCTTAAAAAGTGCAAACATGCAATCCAATATCTTGCATCGTTTTCATTTTCTTGATAAAATTCACCAGTAATAGTAATTGCATCAACTTGGCTATTTTCGTATGCATTAAATGCATAATTTGTATGTGTAGGCTGTACTTGCGAATAATTTGCACTATGACTTAACAACACAGTAGGGTTAAACGGAAATATCATCTTATTTCCTGTACCATATGCAGGATTAATTTTTTCATCTCTTAATGGTGCAAGTATATCACCTTCATTTCGAAAAATTTCTGGAACACTAATGCTAACACGCCAATCGTCCGGGTCAGTTACTGTGTTATTAGATGAAATAATTGCTCTAGATACCGATCTGTTATTAATCGAACTACCAAACCCTCCGGTGTCATTAACAAAGTTCGCAGCAAGTTTTCCTAGTGGGCCTAAGCTTCCAAGTTTTTGGTTAATAGTATTACCCATTGCGCTTGTTACGGCACTTTTTGCATCACTTACAATGCTACTAACAAAGTTGCTTGAATTGAAATTGATTCCGAACGGCATTTTGATTATCTCCTGTACTACTATTTAGTTGACAAAATTATGTATGTATATTATAATTATTCTTCGGTTGACACTGATACAATTGTCGTGTATAATAGTAATTAACACTATAGGAGAGAATGATGCGTCCCAAGAATTATCTAAACAATAAAGACATACTTAAAGAAATACACAAATCAAAGAATCAGTTCAATAGTTACCTTGAACCAGAGTTTGGTCAATATGATATTATTTTACTAGATGTAAGCAAAATTAATCGGTTAACTGTTGCTGAGGCAAAACGTAATAAAGCAAAAAAGATGTCATCTGCTGAATACGAACGCCGTAAAGGGCTTGGCGAGAAGGTTAAGCAAGCAGAGTGCGAAACACTTGCATCTGAAATTACTAAAGAAGAACTAATCTTCCGTGTGATGACGTTTGATCATATTCCGGAAGAGCCAGGTCGCAAAAAGAACCCAAAAACAGTTGCTGATACAAAAGTTAAACTTCCTTTTCCGCCCTTTAAGCATTACAAGTACAATGACGAAGGTGAAATTATCCTAGTAGGTAAAAGTCACTGGATAGGTGGTATGGACAATGGTAACTTTAGCCATCAACATGGTAAGGCAACAGATAAACTTGCTACGATGTGGTTAAAACTTGTTGATCGTTATGCAACTCGAGGCAATGTACGTGGTTACACATACAATGACGAGATGAAAGGACAAGCAATTCTACAACTTGCACAAATTGGTTTACAGTTTGATGAATCTAAGTCAGATAACCCGTTTGCTTACTATACAGCAGCAGTTACCAACAGTTTTGTTCGTGTTATCAACATTGAGAAACGTGCTCAGAACATTAGAGACGACATTTTAGAGATGAATGACTTATCACCTAGTTATACTAGACAGAATCAAGGCGAATGGGAAGCAAGCGTGAAGCGAAATGAAAATGCGCCGTTAACAGAATACACTGAAATCAAAAAATAGGTTGACAGGTGTCAATAATTACTATATACTTTAACAAGTAATATGGAGAATAAAACTTGTTTAAAAAAGCAGCAGTGTTTACAGACATCCATTTTGGATTAAAAGGCAATAGTCGTGTTCATAACGAAGATTGTGAAGAATTTATTGATTGGTACATCAAACAAGCACAGGATGCTGGTTGCGAAACTGGTATCTTCTGTGGAGACTGGCATCATAACAGAAATTCGCTTAACCTTACCACTATGGATGCAACAATTAGAAGCATGGAGAAGTTAGGTGCTGCATTTGAGAAGTTTTACTTCTTTGATGGCAACCACGACTTGTATTATAAAGACAAGCGTGACGTTAACAGTACTGCTTTTGCAAAACACATTCCGGGTATTACGTTTATAGACGAAATCTTCATTGAAGATGATGTTGCACTTGTGCCGTGGCTTGTTGGTGACGAGTGGAAGAAGATGAAAGACATCGAAACAAAGTATTTGTTTGGACACTTTGAACTTCCTAGCTTCTATATGAACGCATTGGTTAGAATGCC